TATCCTTCTATTGTGAAGCATTTTGTTTCAGTTAATGACTTAAGCAAAGTGCCTAACAGTAAAGGGATTCTTTTGAAGTTTACTTCAGGAGGTACGATGGTGTATGATCAAATTTTGAAAGTTGATTCGTTAGATTATCCAAATGAACCAGTGAAAGGTGTAATTGATTATGGAGGAATAACAGGTTATACGTTTGTCAGAGATGGCTATACGTATTCAGCTGTGACACAATCGGGTGATTGTGGCAGTCTGTTGTTTGTTCAAAATCAATTTATTCAAGGAAAAATTTTAGGTTTCCATGTATCTGGTTTTGCTGATGGAATGGGTAATTCCGTTTCTGTGACCCAAGAATTACTTAAGTCTTGTATTACTGCAGAAAACCAAATCTGTTTAGATTTGGATTTCTTGCAAGTGAATGAGACTGAGTATGTTCCGAAAGGAGTGTTTTTCTTGGGAAAGATTGATGATCCTGTAGTACAAGCTGGCAAAAGTCAAATTACGAAATCTTTAGTATATAATACTAGAGATGTAAGTAAAATGATGCCTGCCTACTTGTACCCCAGAATCGTTGATGGTGTGAAATTAGATCCATTTGAATTGGGTATGAAGAAATATTATACTGTATCACCCTTTATTTCCGGAGATGTTCTTGATGATGTTTTTCGTGATTTTTCTTGGTTTATGAAATCGAGAAGTTCACGCTTTAATAAAAACATTATGAGAACATTTTCCCTGGAAGAAGCGGTATATGGTATGGAGACTGAAAAATATTGGAGATCAATGCCTCAAAGTACTTCTCCTGGATATAGTTGGCCGAAGAATGGTTTTCAAGGAAAACGATACTATTTTCAGGATGGAAAAATTGACGATGAGGTGATTGATAGAGTTAGTGAAAGAATAAAATTAGCAAGAGAAGGAATTAGGAAACCACATTTGTATGTTTGTACGCTAAAAGATGAAACTCGTCCTATTGAGAAAGTAAAACTTGGGAAAACCCGAGTTTTTACAGTTCCACAAATGGACTATGTTTTAGCAGTGCGAATGTACTTTGGTGGTTTTGCAGTGAATGTTATGGAGAATCGCATATTGAATCGATCTTTGGTGGGGATTAATATGTATTCATTGGAATCAAACTATTTTGCTAAACGCCTTAAAAAACATCCAAATATATTAACTGGTGATTTTTCTAATTGGGATGGATCTATTAGAGCAGATATAGCGAATAAGTTATTGTTATTTATTAATTCTGAGTATGATCGAAACAAAATGTTATCTCTTTCTGAAAAGAAGGAAAATAATTTGATTCGTGAAGTACTATTTCAAGATTTGATAAATGCAATGACTTTAGTTGGAGCAAGAGCTTATCTGCTTACTCATAGTTTACCATCTGGACACCCGTTGACGGCTATTGTCAACACTCTTTATAATATTTTTCGAAGCTTTCTTGAATATCATTTGATTTTACTGTCAAAATTTAAAAAGACAGTGAAATTAACTGATGCTTGGGAAAGCTTTGTTGAATTTATGGATAGTGTTGACGTTTCTGATGTTGTATTATTGATGGACATTCGCAAATACCTTGATAATGTAGAAGGAGGTTTTTATGGAGACGATTTGGTTTTGTCTGTATCAGACAAATTTAAATCGTTTTATAATTATCGAGTTTTACAGAGAGTGAATTTGCTAATGGGACATTTTTATACAACGTCAGAAAAGAAAGAAATAATTGATCGTGATTTTGACCAGTTTGATTCAGCTAATATCTTGAAAAGATATTTTAAGTGGGATAAAGATTATATGCGATTTATCGCGCCACTTGAATTGTCTGTTGTTCTGGAAATACCCAATTGGGTAAAGAAAGGACATGATATTATTGAACAAACTGTACTGAATATAGAAGTTGCTGCTAGGGAGTTAACGCTTCATGATGAAAAAGTTTATGAAGATTTTGTAGAAGACTATTCAAATATTCTAGCTAAGCATGGTTTATACCCATACTTTCAAAAGTATAATCTACTGAAGGATCGAGTTCTTTCGGGAGAGTATATGGAATATTTGTTTTAGTGATAATTGTGAAGTTAGATATGTATTATGCATAATTATCGTTAGTTTTAAGATTTAACTTATAGAATACCCGTTCTATATTTTATTTTGGGGCTTGTATAAAATGAATTCCTTTACAAGTTTTTAGGACTGTTAGAAATAAACTTTTATGTATTACGTAGCATTTGTCTTTGAACATCTAAATGCGTGTACAGAATTTAAATATGGATAATTTACCGACGAATTTTGTAGGAGAGGCAGTTAATTCTGCGATGCCCAGTGTAATTGATGGGGATGATAATTCAAAAACTGAAATGACACAGGAGCAAGTATTGACTTTTGTTGATGACAAACAATTGGAAACATTTGTTTTGCCATTGGAAGAGAATTTACTTACTAATGTGTCAAATCAGGGTTTGGAATTAAGAGAACATACAGTTAGAGATTTTCTGAGTAGGCCCATGAATATTGGCCAATTTACTTGGTCGAGTTCTCAGGTAAGAAATGCTGAAATTTTTTCTATAAGCTTTCCTTCGTTATTATTTAACCAAGGAATGATTGCAGAGAAGATTTCAGGATTTAATTATTTGAGAGGTAATATTCATGTGCGTTTGCAAATAAATGCTCAGAATTTTCAAGCTGGTATATTCCAATTACGATATTTTCCTGTATTAAGTCCTTCTGACTTGTACAATTCACAGCTAAATACTATGAAACAGTTTTCAGGTTTACCTGGAATTGATGTTAATTTACAATCTGACAAACCCATGCAGATTGTAGTTCCATTTGTGTATCCAAATGATGTTTATGACATTGTTGCTGAACCAGATGATTGGGCCCAAGTTCATGCGAGAGTTTACTCGCCTTTGACTGCGGCCTCATCCACAAGTGTTTCTATTACTGTGTGGGCTTGGTTTGACAAGCCTTCATTGGTTTTGTCTATGCCTTGTTCTGCATCATCATTAACTGTTGCAAAAGTTATGGTAAAACATTATGAGGAACAGATTAGAATGAGAACTGCCCAGCTTCAAATAGGTGGTGAGCAAAAAACCGCTTCACAAGCTGGAGGTCCAATTTCTAATTTAGCCAATGCTGTTTCTACTGTAGCTACCGTTGCCTCTGGTATTCCAGGGTTAGGTGCTATAGCTGGAACAGTTGCGACTGTTTCGAATATTGTTGGCTCAATATCAAGTATGTTTGGTTTTTCTAAACCGACTTCCAATCAAACTGTTACTCAAGTACGTCCAATTTTTGTGCGAGGTATGGCGAATTCCGATTCTCCAGACTCCGTTACTCAAACTGCTCTTATTACTGATAATAATTTGATTGAGGGAAAACCTGTATTTGGTACTGATGTTGATGAGATGTCGTTTGATTTTATAGCACGTATTCCACAATTTATTGGTGCTTTTGATTATGCGACAACTAATGTTGAAGGCCAATTGATCTATTTCTTAGAAGTAAACCCAGCAATTATGACTAGTGATCAAACAACCGATAGTACAATTACAACGACTAGCTTAGGCTTATTGTGTAGCTGTTTTGAACTTTGGAGAGGAAGCTTAAATTTAACGTTTAAGTTTGCGAAAACCCAGTTCCATTCTGGTAGGATCATATTTGTTTGGTTTAATTCAGATTCTCCTGCGATGCCTGGTACTTATACCAGTGATCTTGCAAAAAATCCTGCGATACAGTTTGACTTGCATGAGAAATTTGAAATAGATATCAATATACCATATATACAATCCACACCTTGGTTGAATATTCACTCAATTGACTCTCAATTGAAAAGGGCTAATGGTTGGCTTGGAGTTTATGTTGTAAATACCCTGCAAGCAGCTCCTTCTGCGTCTTCTATTGTAGAATGCGTTGTTGAAGCTCGTGCAGGTTCCGACTTTGAACTCGCCATACCAAAACCCCCAGAATTGTTAGGAAGTTGGGTGAACCCCTCAGCCTCTGATGTAGCACCTGTGTATTCATATATGGTATTTGTCTTATTTACATTTAATCCGTTATCTTCCGCATTTACTCTGAACACTGAAATGCCTTGGGATTCTTCTATCTTAGGGTTAAATGATGGTTCACCTACTGGGACTACGACAAGTATACCAGCTGGGTGGCGTCTATTATTTGAGGGAACAGAGTATGATGTTGGAGGAGGGACGTTGACTCTTGCAGCGGCGAAACAATTAGACAATAGAATGCGAATTCTAATGACTAGTTCTGTAGATTCAACACTTAAATATGATGAGACTTTGTCTATCAATCCATCTGCCATTCCAATTAATTGGCTGTTATTGGAACCACCAACATTAAGAATGCGTACAGCTGAATTGCAAATATCTCGTGATGAGTCTTTTCAGGGTATTGATGGTGTGTCTATATTGCCTAGTGTTAATCCTCAAACTGTTACTGATGTAAATAAGGACACTGTAGGTGAAGTTGTAAAAAGCTTAAGAGTTCTACTAAAACGGTATGCTCCAGAATTTAATTTTTCTAATGGCTTACAGTTTGGTAGAACTTTTGTAGTTGTTAATCCGGATGTTTTTTCTTCAATTGGATTACCTTCTGCTTCCTATATGTCATTGTTTGCTCCAGCTTACAGATTTTGGAGAGGCTCTAGACGATATAAAGCATACCTTGAATATACTGGAGATGCTAATACATATAATCGTGTATTTCCATATTATTTTTTGCCGAATTGTCAGTCAAATGTTTTGACTTATGACCCGGCAAAGACTAATGTGTCCACAAATTTATACTATAATGAGCAAGAAGGATTCGTAGAATTTAACGTACCTTATTATAATCGAAATCGTATAACTATTGTGGGAGATGTAACAGCAAATCGTTTAATTTCACCATTAAAGAGAAGAGTAGCTATAGACACCATCTACACTTCTACGTGGAATGTAAATATGTATTCTAATATAGGCGAAGATTTTTCGTTTGGAATGTGGTTGGGTGCTCCGACATTGAATTCCACACCAAGATCTTAGCAAAACTCATATAAGATGAGCGGAGAAGCTCTAAACTTAGTAGTTGCGTGTTGTATAATCTTCTATTATATAACCC